AGACTGAAAGTCTAGACTAATACTTATATCCAATCTAAACTCATATCCAATCAATATTTCTTATTCATTCTTCATAAGAAATATTGTTAGGACACCAGGAGTTAAACTTTATTGCTTCGCAACTTAAACCAGAAATATAGATAGTGAATATAACAAACCAAATGAAAGAATCAGAACTGGAAAAGTTAATGAGACTGAAAGCAAACAAGTTACGCGTTAATCGCATTTATAGACACTATAAGCAGACTTTAGAACGTGACCCTAGTATACTATCGCAATTATGGTTTGCGGACAGCTACGAGCACGTATCGAGGTTATACGAAAGTTATAAGCCAGCTCAGTGGTGTGTGTTAGATTTCTCCAGTGAGATTTTTCTAGACGATGCGGAATATCGCCTGGCTAAATGGGAGAATTACCAGGTACAAAACAATTAACCAGCTTGTTCAGCCAACTTTTTAGCTTTCCGTTCAGCATACCTGTTACGATAGAATGCACGACGATCAGCAGCTTTTTCGTTGTTCTGTAAATAGGTTTTGTTAATTACGATTCTAGGATCCCAACTATCTGGACGCACTCGGATTCGGAAATGAGAAGTACTATTTCTATTTTGGGGATCCAGATGAAATCTTTGGAGTTCGATGTATTCTAATTCCTGAAGAGTTTCTAAGATCAGTGTGGGGTTATGGGTTTGAACTGGAATACAAGCGTTAATCTTCTTGTTAAAATCTAATCTCTTAATGGAAATCCATCCATCCTCATCTGCATCGAATTCATTACACAGACACCAGAAACAAAAGAAATGTCTGGAACGAATTTTAGTCCAATCATACATGGACGCAGGAAACGGTTTATTTTGGTAGGGTCTAGACACAATAATATATAACACAAATATTCCAGATACATTTGACAATTAAAGAATGGACAGATAACAACTATCTTCCGCTAAAAGAGGCTTGTGAAAGAATCTCAGAGAACTCGCCTTTAGCAGAAGAACTCCTGCACTACGTACTATCTGAATTTTTATTAAAACAAGATGTTTCAAACATCATTATGAGCGGAAATGCTTTTTTCTATTGTTTAAGGATAGCAACTAACTCTTGGAAAAGTACCACAAGTCCGTTCTATCGCACTTATCGCGATCCTAATTTCCAAGGTCAAATACCAGATCATGCAGAACAACCGGTAGAAGAGGAACAAGATTGGGAAGCACTATGGGCTCAGACCCAAGATAGAATTCAAGAGTTAGGTTGGTACGAACAAGAGTTACTAAAAGTGTATGCAGAGAATAACGGCAATGCATCCTTAGTCTCCCGCCTAACTAAGATCCCACGCACATCCATTAATCTCACCATTCGCAAGATCAAGGTGCATATCACTACCGCATTAGCCGAAACAAACGATTGCCAAAAATCTAAGATAGATAGATTATGAAAGAAAAAGAAATTGTCTATTACACTCTAGCAGGACACGATGAAGTGTTAGAATCCCCACGCTGGTGTTTAGAAGGCCAGATCCAAGAAGATAAGTTCAGATTAGGCTTATCTCCGTATGCAGAATATAAAGAACTGAAAGACTATGCACCACCTAGCCCTCATCCTGAACTTGCTGCCTATATCAGCGATGTTTGCAATCCTAATAAGCCAGAATTCGTACATAAAACTCCTAGAAAGCGTAAGAGTAAACCGCAAACCTCTAAACTGTCCACTGTGCTCAACGTTCTGGACGACACTGTGCCTTCTAATCTTGTTCCCGAATCACTTCGAGACAGAATGGCTGGATCTACTAATACCGTTCCTAATGGGATGGATCAGTGAAATGATGTGGAAGAAACTAAACGAATACTAGCATGAACAAGTATACCCAGCCAGGATTGACATCCGAAGTCTTCGCCCTAATCCAAGAGCATGAAGAGTTATTAAAGAAACCCAAAGGTGTATGGCAACCAGGAGAACTCGCCCCAATTTACGCCATCTATAATGCTTACACTGGAGAGAACAAATATGACCAAGGATGTGGCGCTTGCCGGACCACAGTGGTAAATAAGGTAAGAGCAATCTATGAAGAATATAAAAAGACACAATGAGTTTTAAAGTGGTACACAATCGCACTCCCAAGGAGAAGATGCGTAAGACAGAAGAGAGTATAGCCTGGTTAAAAGAACAAGGAGTCTGGCCAGATCTAGATGGTATAAACAACACACTATTAGAAGTCCAAAACTTACTCCACAGACTAGATCAGACAATTCATCAAGAAGGACAATTGCACACAGATATCAGCAAGTTAAGTAACCATATTAAGACACTAATAGAAACAATTAAGTTATGACCGTACAAGAAGAAATCGCCCAAGACGAACCAATTGAAAGAACAAGTACATTAGCAGAGTTAATAGACCAGAAGAAGATAGAAGGTGGAGCAGTAGCACTAACAGTAACAGGTAGACCATACCATAAAGCAGCTGCAGAACTAAAGATGATGACAGATAGAAGAGTGCTTGTTCTAAAGGAGTATAACGAACAAGCAAAAGCAACTTATGCAGCATTAGAAGAACTATATAGAGTACACACAAGAATAGACCAGATCATAAACGAACTAAGCAAATCATAAAGAATGAAATCAGATAAGCATACAGGCAAACCTAAATTAACACTAGATCAAGTAATCTTAGCAGTGACAGAACTGAAGCATGTAAGTGGTAGGAAATTAGCTAAGATGTGGAACGTGTCCCATGCAACAGTTAACAATGCAAGAAGTGGGAATAGTTGGAAGACCCAATTAACCTTGTTAGGATTCCCTACAAAGAGCAAGGCAAAGAACCCCGAAGTGGAAGAGAAGACCTTGCAACCCGCCCAGTAATAAGATCCTAAGGACCCACCAAAAGTTCTATAGGAGCCTACCCTTATTAACCGGTCCAGAGGGTTTTCGCCCCGCGTTATTAAAATATAAACAGAGATATGCCCAGAAGGAAGCCCAAACATGCTTTTGTCCCAGGACAATCAGGTAATCCCAATGGAAGACCCCACGGGAGTGTTAACGAGATTAACAATTCTATAAGGACTGCCTTTGCTATGTTATTGCACAATCAGTTACCTAACTTAGAATCATGGTTAGAAGCGGGAGCTAAAAAAGATCCGTTAAAGACTGCCGATCTCCTACTGAGGATCTCTGAAAGGTTTACCCCAAGTCTAAGTCGGACTGAGATCACTGGGGCGGAAGGTCAAGCGTTCACCCCGATCACTATTAACCTACCCAACATACCAAAGATAAATCTTGGTGAGGGCACCGCGTCTACTTTGTTAACCTCTCCTGCAGAGGAAATCAAAACAATCGGTGAGGGCACCCCCGCTCAGTTTCCTATGTTCCTCCCAGAGAAGGAAGTTATCCAAGAATTACGTGAGGGCGCCCCTGCGGAAGATTCTAGGGAATTCCCCCTGGATAAACTTTAACGGTTTTCATCGTGGTATTTGCCAAAGATTTCTTAGATAACCCAGCCAATCAAAGGGGGGATGGGTATCCCCGCGAGAATAAAAAATGAGATCCCCGGGGATGGGGGAACCACCCAGATAAAAAAATGAACTTGTTAACATTCTTTCATTCGGTGAGGGCGCCCCGACCCCCGTCCCGGACTCCCCTACTCCAGGAAAACCAGGTTTTGCGCGTGAACCTCCCGGGAAGGTGAGACAAAAGAATTCCTCAGGTTATATTTTTTTTCTAACCTTATAGGGTTGGTCTCCTGGCAACTCCTCCGATAATCCAAGACATAAATAGCTTATGGCCGAATTTAAATTCTTAGATGCTTACCATCCCATCTTCTACGAGAAAGACAAGAACTACTTCGTTATCAGTGGTGGCAGAGCATCGGGGAAATCCACCCAAATCGCCGCTTACTTTCTGGTTAAACTGTTTGGCGAAGACAGGTTCAGAGGCGTTGTTTCCCGATACACCCAAAAGAGTATCTCCTCCTCCATTTACCGTGACATCCTAGATCTGATAGACAAGTGGGGACTTAAGGATAGGATCAGGATCACAGGAGACGAGATCGAGAATCCAGCCAATGGCAACCTTATCATTACCCACGCTATGAAGATGACAGAGAACTCGATGTCGGCTAAAGGTAAAGGTCTTTCCAATGTGACCCACCTACTCATAGATGAAGCAACAGAGATGCCTAGTGAAGATGAGTACATCAAGCTAATTGACTCGTTCCGTACCAAGGGCGCTGAGCGTAGGATCTTTCTTTGCTTTAACCCAACCAGTAAGAACCATTGGATCTTTCAAAGGTTCTATCTACCAGATGGCAGTCCACATCCTAAGTGGAGTATAGATCATTGCTTCTTGCACACAACCTATCACGACAATGCAGAACATCTAGATGAGAGTAAGATCGCAGAATGGGAGAGAATGCGGGTAATAGATCCAAGTTACTATGAGCACCAGATCTTAGGTAAGTGGAAAGATGTTGGAGAAGGACAGGTGTTTAAGAATTGGGATTGGACTTATTTCGAACCAGATGCAGAAGCGGAAACAATCTTAGGTCTAGACTTTGGATTTGCCCACGATCCTACAGCACTAGTAGAAGTTAAGAAAAGGGGTAACAAATTATGGGTGCGCGAGTTGCTTTACCAAACTGGTCTGACCATTGATGACTTGCATCGCGCTATGACTAAGGCCAAGATCCCACAGCATTCTGTTATTGTGGCTGATTCTGCTGATCCTAGATCTATAGAAACCTTGAGACGATTGGGTTGGCGTAATATAAGACCTTGCGTAAAGGGTCCGGATTCTATACGCGCCGGCATTGACACGATCAATTCGTACCAAGTACATGCTGATGCTATGAGTTTTAATCTGCGTCTTGAGTACGACAACTACTATTACCGTGAAAAGACTGACGCTCCTATAGACAATTACAATCATATTATGGATGCTTTGCGGTACGCAGTTGGTACCAAGTTACAAATAGGAAGTGGTTCTGGTTACACATTTATTGGTTCGGGCAAGCGTGGAGCGTTGTTAGATTTCTAAAAAAGAACCACTCCGAAGAGTGGTTCCGTTGTCCAGATCTAGTAACATCCCGGCAACTTTACGCTGGACAATGAGTTATGAAAATATGGCTTTAATAATTTGCCATGTTTTAACTATTGGATTTTTAGATAACTTAACAACTGGCTGGGTTCCTCTATACAAATAAGGTTCTGGTTCTTTTTTATATGTTGGATAGTATTCTGGTTCCTCGTAATAATTCCTATATCTGCTGTTAGCTCTTTTGCGGTAACTTCCGTCACTATAATTAGGTTTTAGTTGTTTTACTTTTACTCCATTTTCTTCTGCTTGTTTACAACGTTCAGGAACTGCTCCTATCTGCATGCACATTTCTTTCCATTCCCAGCCGTGACCATAACCAGGTCCAACTAATGCGTGGGCTATTTCATGTAAGATTGTGTCTTCTACTTCTGCTATTGTCACTGTGCGGGTTAAGTACTTGCTTAACTGAATAGTCATTTCAGTATAATTGCAACATCCATAACGACGTTTAGCATGATCCCATTTAAATGACCAGCCTTGTTTTAGTAGTCCATGCTTGCGCATTAGCTTCTTAGCTAACTTTTCTGATTCTATTAATCCTGCCATTTATTTTCATTTATGGATGTAACCAATAATGTCCATTCTTTGGTAGAGCCACCCAGCCTTCGTCGGCTTTGTAACACTCCCAATATCCGTTTCTAACGCGCCTGGCCTGACGGCCAGCTATCTTCTTTATTCTAGTACCAGTCATAAACGTTAATCCTGTATCCGTAACGGCTGCGAAACGGACACACATAGATGTTAGCATCTTTTTTAAATCGCGTTCAGCTACGGGCTTTAAACACAGTCGTTCCCAGTCTAGATTATGTGGTATGTTATTCTTCATGATATCTCCATTTAAATCCCCTACATTTTTTAGAACTATTTGCAATTGCCCTTGAAATACCTGCATTATTGGTTTCTCCAATAAAAGCCATTGCTTCACTTATGTTATTAAAAGTTCTGATATAGTTACCCATTAAATCTAATTGATCTACTTTTCTTAAACGTCTAGAACGTTGGATAGCTTTTTTCAATTCTTCTTCAGTTAATTTTTCTTTTTTTTCAAAAGAAATAATATAACCGCGTAACGAGACGGCAGTTTTAATAATTGGTCTTACTTCTCCGAAAAGATATTTAGTAGCTAAAGTTGTTGATTCAAATTCCTTAAAAAATGTTCCATCTTGATTATAAAGATAAACTGGTTTACAACTAGCAATTATTGCTAAATCCCTTTTACTTAAATTACTCCAATTAGTCTCTACTTGTTCTACTAACTTTTGATATTTTGGATCTAACATTATTCTTCTGAGTATTTAAAATAGTAACCTTTTGTTTTTAAAGCAAGATCTGGACGTTTCATATAACTACTTATTGATCTTGGGGAAATTCCTAATTTTTGACTTGCTTGATTTGCATTAATCCATTCGTCTATTTTATTATGATTAGCATCATATCTAATAATAGACTTACCGGTTTTACGATACAACACACTGTCTATTTTTTCTTGAGATAATTTTTCAACATACTGATCTAATACGATATAACCTTTGTACGTCTTATGACATTTAAAATTATAAGTGCCTTTAAATTGGGAACTTAATTTATTAATAGACTGAAATTCTTTATAAAATGTCCCGTCCTTATGATAAAGAAAAATCTGTTTAGATTCACCTAACCAAGTTATTTCGTGATCTCTAAGATTACCCCAGTTAGTTTCTACTTGATTAACTAAGTTTTGATATTTTGGATCTAGCATGACAAATATTTTACTTCCCAAACTGATTTATAACTCTTAGGAGATTTTCTATAATCTTCGCACATATTATCAATAGTACGATTAGACGTTTCTTTTAATACGTCCCAATGTTCCCACATAAATAAAGCAGCTTCTTCAATAATAGATTTAGGAACTGCTGCATCAATTAATTTAGTATTTAATGCTGTGTCGACAATACTACCCCAAAGAATTCTATCAGAGACATCAAAGTCATAAACGTTTTGAATACGAGAACGGATAGCTAATTTGTGCTGATCTAAATTTGATTTGATTTCTGTATTTTTATCTGGTAATCTATCGTTAGAAGTAATAATGAAAACCATATTATCAGTAGGAACCTTAATACCAATTTCGTCCGGAAATAAATTCTTATGGAATTCAATAGCACGCTTTTCAAAATCAGTCATACGTTTTAACCAGTTATTAGAAAACTTCTGGTAATGGTAACAACGGTCATCACCTAAAATAGATTTCATATCGTTTAAAGATTCCACATTTTTAAATAGATCGTTACAATCTTCAATGTGGAATAAAAGCGGATCTGTGCTTTTATCTAAATGTCTTTGGTAGTTAAGCACTGCTAAATTTAAAAAGAATTTAAATGTGCTTGTATGCTTAATTATAATTCCTTTAAATGGACTTCGGGCAAGTGCATCATTAACAGTCCAGCTTTTACCTAATCCTGGTTGGGAATAAATGTAGATGTGAGGATATCTTTCTTTACCGGTTAATCCTAATATTTCGTGTCCGATTAAATTTAAAGATGTACGTTGTTGTTGACCTTTAATATAAAAGTCACACATTTCTTTTGTAAATACTTTTGGTGCCGACATATAATTATTTTTTAGGTTTTTTAACTGTGCCACCTGGAGTGGTGCGAACTATTTCGTAGTAAGTGCTCATATTATTTTAAAATTACAGGAGTGATAAATTTACGATGCCACCAAATGCGATCCCAACCATGATGCGCTTCTATTTTTCGACAGCTTTCTTCGAATATTGCTAAACACTCGTCGAAGATTTGGGGATGTACTTTTTTAATTTCGCTAAGCAGATCTTGCATATCTGCTTTGTCATTAACATAGTTAGACCAAACGTGTAGTCTCATTAACTGTTCGTCAGTTAACAAATTAAAGAATAATTTCCAAAATGCTTTTCTCATAGTTATTTCTTTTTTAAAATGTCTTGTTGATAAGCCATTAGATTGCGAGTGCTTAGTAACCAAGTTGGGTCCCATTCTTCTTTGTCGATATTTAAAGCGAATGTGCGTTTCCAATCTTTAGCCAGCGGATAAAGCTTGTCACCTAATTTAATGAATAGTTTTTTGCCTGTGCCTGAGGTACCTATTTTTAGGTTAGCCATGTTTTTTTCTCTTGTAGTCATGATTAGTCTTTTAAAATTTCAGGAATAGAACTTTGCCATTTGGTAACAGGAAAGTCGTTAGGTAAAAATACACCATCTGCGTCTTCTGCACCAAAGGTTAAAGAAGTGACCCACACGCTAACGCCATGTTCGTCTTTACCTAAGATAATACCTACTACGTGATTCCAACCGCCATCTGCCATGTAAGCGATTGCGTCACCTGGATTGAATTGTGAAATTTGTTTTGCCATAATTGGGATGTTTTTAATTGTTTAATTAATAACCCAAATATATGGCAACCGCTCGAAACTAAAAAATGTTTTTACAATAATTTTTTTTCTTCCAGTACCATGAAGCATTCTAAGGTACCGAAAACTAGATTTAACTCCCAGTGATTGGTAGGGGGCTTTCTATAAAGCTCTTTTAGTCGCGGGATCCAAATGTAAGAGATCCCTAATTCCTTTCTGTAAGCTAGATTTTGTTCGTAATCCTGCCACAGACTGAGTGCGTGCTTCTCTAAATAAGCTATTGCATCTGCCAAATAAGCCTTTTCGATTGGTGAAAGTTTATACTTAACCATTCTACAACCCCCGTTTAAGAAGTTTTGGACGCAAAATTGTGCAAATCCCCATTCGCTTTTATTGTCTAATTGCTTGTAATGTCTGACTAATTCCTTGTATTGGTGGAAACAGAAGTCCGTAAAGGCATCTGTTAAGGGGTCTTGGTTGAAGGTACTATTTTGAAAATGCCACATCGCTGTTCTTTTCTAGATATTCTATTGCTCCATGCTCTGCTATTTTATCGTAATTCTTGGCTATGAAGTCACCGGTAGAGGCATAAATTGGTTTTTGTTGTGCCTGCATCTGTGCCTGCATTTGGGATTTAAACTCTTCTCCCATCATTTTTTCGAATTTTTTACGTGCAGCAACTAGTTTTTCGTTGCGTGCTTGGACTTTTTTACGGTGCTCTTTGGCTTTTTTTCCCATTTCTTCTGCAGTTTTTGTACCATATATACTCATGTAAAACAAGTCAAGATTATGGCATCAGGTCCTTTATCATCATTCAAGTCAGTGGTGGAATATTTAAGAGAACTCTCCCTTTCACATTTAAATGTTAAGCAATTCACGTTTGGCCAACTGAGTGATTTGGATATCGAAACGAATACCCAGAATCCCACTCAGTACCCTTTGGTCATGCTCATTCCGAGACGTGCGGATCTAGATGCCGGCGGAAAGGTTGAGTTCTCTTTTGCTTTAAGTGTACAAGACATTACGAATTACGACCTGCAAGTACAAGAAGATCAGTTGAATACGACCTTCATGATCTTACAGGACTTGCTAAGTCGTATTCGTCAAACAACTTGGGGAGAAGTAGAAATATTCTTAGAAGTACCTGTAACCTGTAGACCATTTGTAGAATCATTTAACAATAACTTAAGTGGTTGGTCAGCAGAAATAGTAGTGGAAGTTAAGAATCCATTTAATAATTGTGATGCAGCATTTGCTAGTTAAAGATGAAAATTGATTTAACTCCAACATATAATAAGATCAGTCGTAAATTAGAATCTATTTTAAGATCCCAGGCTCCAGTAGATACTGGCAATTTAAAAAATTCTATTGCAGTAGTTTATGATGCATACGGTTTTATAATTTATGATCCTACAGACTATGGCATGTATTTGCATCGCGGTACTGGAGAAGAAAAAGATGCAGCAACTTCTACGGATGATGCAACAACTTATTATAACTTACTAAGAAAAAAATGGAATCCTAAACCTGGAAAAGGAGAAGGAGGAATTAGACCTAGATATTGGATGAACTTTTCTGATTCAGTTTATGAAATGATAGACCAAGAATTAGAAAAAGCAATCACCGAAGAATTAGAAAAAGGTATTACAGAACAATTAAATCGAGCTTAATGATAGATTTTAGAATCGAAGATAGAAAGTACACAATTCCAACAATTACAATTGGGAATTATTATAAGATTAAAACCCATTTAATCTTAGATGACATGGAAGGCAAGTATCAGATTCTTCACGAATTAAGTGGTTGTCCGATGGACGATCTTATTCGTGTTCCTTATAACGAACTAAAAGAACTGTTTGCTTTACTAGAAGTAATGTTAGAAAAAAGTCTAGTTAAGAATAATGGAGTAATTAATAAAATCGCTTTTAAAGGCGTGAATTATGGCTTAGTAGATTTTGATAAAATGACTTTAGGAGAATTTGTAGATCTAGATGTTTTAGTAAATGATCCAAATGCAGATAATCGTTTACACGAAGTGTTAGCTATTTTATATCGACCAATTACAAAGCAAAGACTTTTTTCTTTTGATGTTGCAGAATATGACTCAGACGATTATAAAGAAAGATGCCAATTGTTTTTAGACCTTCCTCTTAAACATGCAAAATCAGCTACTGCTTTTTTTTTGTCTTTCGAACTAGCATCTTTAGGAGCTACCAAAATCTTTTCGGATCAGACTCCGAAGGAGAACAAAAAGATGATGTCCAAAATTCTCAAAGTATTGGAAGAAACTGGTACACCACAATTGCCAATCTTGCAGATCGTGATCCACTTAAGATGGGCGCAGTTACAAAATTGGGTATCAAAGAAGCTCTTAACTTTCTCGCTTGGCGTCACGATGAAAACAGAAAAGCTGAAAAAGAAAGTTCAAAAAATGTTCGTAAAATATAAAACAGTAAGATGATAACCGCAGTTAATTTTAGACCTAAGTTTTATTCACCAGCATATAACCCTATCATCTGGTCTGTAACATCTGATAAAACTACAGAAATAGATTTTTCGTATGTGTTCGACATGTACATAGACGATGTTTATATTAATCGTTTTATTCAAAGACCTAATCCGGTTGGTGCAGGTATGATTGATATTAGTTCAATGGTAGATCCTTATTTAGAAATAGGTAACTTTGCTAATGAAGTAGGTGTGCCTACTAGTTTACCTTTTAAAATGGGAACTAATGCAGTGTGTAATGTTAAGTTATATGCAGGAGAACAATATCGTTCGGCTGCTAATGCAGATCCAGTAACTTACGACGGTTTACAAAATACAACTCCTGGTAATCCTTCTTATCCTTTAGGATCCCAAACCTTTTATGATGTTAATGATCCGACTGATAATAATGATGTACTTCCTGTTATTTGTTTACCTTCTTCTTTAGATTGGAGAGAACAACAAGCACATTTAACAGTGCAAATGCCAACAGTTAGTTCTCCACTTACAGTTAATTATGGAGATTACTACGGTATATTTGGTTACATGGCACCTTATGTTTTAAAAAACAATTCAGTTTTGCCGCCTTCTACCTGTGGTGGACCTGGTTTATTTTTATCCGAAGCACCAAGATCTATAACTGGAGGTGCATGGCAAACTACTTCTGCTGCACCTTCACGTAACATTAGTGCAGATGCTTTAGGTTATGATCGTTACACTGTTACATTTTTAAACCGTAATCCAGTTTATGAAGTATACGGAACAGGCGGTTTATTACAAAACGCTTCTCCTAAAGTTGCTTGGTTTACTTTCTATTCTGCAACAGGTGAAATAGGAAACTATCCAATTGGTAACTATGAAGTAAATTTTGGTGGTGGTCCTAGATATACGTGCGGTGGATCTATTGCAACCGGAGGAACAGGTTCTTTCTCTAGTGTAAACAATCAAGAATTTTTATCTCTAAGAGTTGGACCGAAAGATTTAGAAGATATGGGAGTATTTACTTCTTTAGGACAAGTTCCAGAATACTACACAGTTCAGTTATTTAATGAATTAAACATTACAGGAGGTTGCGGATTTACAGGTGCACCTAGTGTACCAGTTTCCGAATTACTTACAATTGATATTGTAGAAGATTGCAGTTCTTATTTGTATCCACGTGCAAGAGTGGCTTGGCTAAATTCTTTAGGTGGTAGAGATTACTGGAATTTCACTATGAAAGCAGAAGAGACAATAGATGCTGGATCAGATGATTTTTACCAGACAGAAGTTAATTGGAGTGCAACAACACCAGTGGCATTAACTGACGATACCACACAAAACTGGTTAAGAGGTGGTGTGCGTCAGTACAACAGAGCAGTAAAAACTAAATGGCAAATTACCTCTGATTTCCTAACTCAAGAACAAGTAGAATTCTTAAAAGGAATTGTAAAAAGTTCACAGACTTGGGTGTATATCGGTCAAGAAGATTTTCCTTATACGTGTAAAGTAAGCGAAGAATCTTACACTGTTAAAACTATAAAACAAGTTAAACTGTATACCGCTAATTTTGTACTAGAATTCAGCACAGAACAGTCAATGCAAAATATTTAATATGAAAGCGTTACCGCAGTTATTTGTTAAAAAATATGATGATGCAAATGTTACTAATCCGTGGGTTCTTTTAGATCTCTACGATACAGATCCTATCAAAATGAATTTAAGAGTTCAAGATGTAATGGATCCAACTATTACTGCTGCTTCATATTCACAAACTTTTAGAGTACCTCATTCATCTAGTAATGGTAAGTTTTTTAAACAAGCATTTAATGTTAACCAAACACTATTTGATCCTGCTGTAAAAGCACAAGCTTACATTAATAACGAAGGTCAACTTTGGATGATGGGCATTATTCAATTAATGAACGTATATCGCGAAGATGCTACCGGTAAAATTGAATATGAGATTTTATTTGTAAGTGAAGTTTCTGACTTTGCTACCCAAATAGGTTTAAATCCAGTTGGTTCTACGGGTTCTAACCAAGGTGGATTCTTAACTAACTTAGATCTTTCTAAATACAATCACGAATTAAATTACAACAACATTACTCTTTCTTGGACACAAGGATTTGGTGGATCAGGAGGAAACGTTGGTGATATAGTTTATCCTTTAATAGAATGGGGTTACAACTATACTGGTTCTGGTACAGGAAGTTTTCCTACTATTCCAACCATGGCAACTACTGGAACCATTGGTGCGACAGGATCTAAACCTTTCTGTGATCCTAATTTCCCTTTATTCCAAGGACAAATGAAACCGGCATTGCGGGTAAAAGCAATTTGGGATGCAATTTTTGATCGGACAGAATTTACTTATGAGTCTGAATACATTCAAGGATCGGATTATATTAATCCAAATGGCGTTACAGGTTCTAGTTATGGTGACGAATTTAAAGATTTGTACATTATCTCAGACAAGTATGCAAGAGCAACTTTATATGATGCAGGATTTACTGGTGGAACTGGTGCAGTATCGAACGTTAATGCTAAATTAACTACTAATTCTTATTATCAATATACCAATTATGTACAAAGAATAGGTTACTTATATGCAGCATACGATTTTGCAAACAATTTTAACGTGTCTTCGCAGGTGTTTACAATCTCTGTTGCTGGTACTTATCAATTTACATTGACTGCTGATTACCAATGGGATCCAATTATTCCGCCTACTGGATCTGAAATATTTGTTTTTTCTCTTTCTACTGTAGGAGGCGGATCTAATTATGCTTCTGGTGCAGACTTTTTTGCAGCTACTTCTCTAAGTGGAACTATAACTGCTACTGCTGTTTACACCTTTGCTGCAGGAGATACAATTCAATTTTATAGTAATATTGTTGGTACTCCTTTTGGAGCTAGTTCTGTTCAGTTTTACGATTTAAAAATTAATACTACACAAACACCAACAAACGTTTTAGATATTACAGCAATTTTGCCAGACAATATAAAGCAAATTGATTTTATAAGATCTATTAACGAAAGATTTAAATTTGTATGGGAACCTAGTAAAACAAAACCTAAACATTTTATAATTACACCTTGGAAAGATTGGATTAAACAAGGAGGTGTAAGGGATTGGACAGATAAATTAAACGATAAAAAATCTTATAAGTTAACACCTTTATTCCAATCACAACCACGTTTTACTACTTATAAAGATCAAGAAGATTCTGACTATTTAAACTACAATTATCAACAAGCAACAAAACAAGTTTATGGTCAGTTAAATCAAGATTCACAAATAGAAATTATTAAGGGTACTAAAGATGTACAAGGAATTTTTGCAACTTTACCTCTTGCCCCTATTGGTTATGGTCCCGGAGCATCTAGTGCTGATATACTTGCAGCAGAAACTTTTTTAATTCCACACGGTGCAAAAAATACACCGGTTAATGACGGACCTACTAAACGTGAACCTTTACAACCTAAACTAAGACTTGCATGGTATAATCAACTGTGCGGCGTAACTGGTCCGGGATCAACAGTTTCTAAACCTTGGTATTTACAAGACGATGCAGGAATAGCAAGGATACAAGATAAAGTACCTTTAATGAGTGCTTATTATAAAAATCCTTGGGCAGATCAAAATTATTTATTAGACTGGAATAATTCCACAGTTACCTGGAATAATACTCTTGCTGGTAATCCTGATGGGTTTTCTAACGAGACTAATTTCCAAAGATTTTGGGGAGATTGGTACAACGCAACTTACGGTCAAATTATTGAAGTGCCTTCACCGAACGGAGGCACAATGCAGATTAGAGATTATGCTTATACTTTTGAAGGAGAGTTTGTTTTAGATTATGCTGATATTGTAGATCTTAAATTTAATGATCTAATTTGGATTAAAGATGCATATTATTTAGTTAATTCTATTAATGATTATGTAGTAGGAGAAAAAAGTCCATGTAAAGTAGTACTTTATAAAATTAGTAATATTGATTTAGCAATTTCTGCACCAAATCAAATAGTAGGTAATATCTGTTATTCGTCAGAATCTATTTGTAACGCAGTATGTTGTCAAGAATTTAGTACAATATCCGCAGTCTTTGTTGCTGATCCTGAAAATATTGTAGTTGGTACGAGATTCTTTTTAAATGCATTCGGATCAATCTTTGCACCAGCTGGTTATTATTCAGACGGTACTTACGTTTATACTGTTAATACAAATTCTGTAGTTACTGTTATCAACACTATTGGTGTTGGACCAGCAGATTGCGAATGTATTCCAGAATTAGATCCATTACCTCTTTGCTATTTTGGCGCAACTGGCGATGCATGTTTAGCATGTTGTTGCCAAGGAGCAACAGGAAATGTTTGGATGCAAGATAACGATCCTGCAACTTGGTTTAACAACACAGTATTTTATGCTAATTCTACTGGTTCTGCTTTTCCTGCTAACGGTTGGTATGCTTATAATAATTCTAATTATGTTTATATTAACAACGGTATTAGAACACAATCAGGATCTTGCGATATTTGTAATTGTTTAATTTACGATTTAACTCCTTATACTGGTTGTACAGGATCTACTCTATGCGAAGCATCTTGTTGTGTTAATAATTCCAATTATAATTTCTTTGCAGATTCAGACAACTTAAATACTGCTACCGTACTATTTTCTAATCAGTCAGGAACACCAGTTCCGAATGGTTGGTATTACGATGGAATAGCAGCAGTACAAGTTACTGGTGGAACTGGAGCAATAAGTGCTACAGGAGATCCTGGAACTTGTTTACCTTGTGTTAACGAAACACTTGATGTATTTTTTGATTTTAATTCTAATGTAAATGGAACTGGATCTTTTACAATTACAAAATCTTTTGATGGTATTAATTTCATGCCTGAAAGCACTAAGAATTTAGTGACAGTTCCTGCTAATACTACATTTAATTATACTGGTCCAATTTCTCCAGGCACTTATGTAAAAGGCACATTAGTTTACGGTGCTTCACATGATACTGGATTGTTTACTACTAAGATAGAAGGTGGATCTGTTTTAGATTCACAAAACACAGTTAGATTTAGTACTTATACTTACACGCCTACAACTCCAAGTACAGGAGGAACAGAATATAGATTCTCAGTTAACTTAACTGGTACTATTTACGACTGTGGATTAACAAGCGGAACTGCTTGGAAGTGTACAACTCCTTCTTGTAATATTACTGGAGGCACTGGTGGTAATTCTGTTTATGTTTATGATAACGACATAGAAGTATGTTGTGATCCACTTTACATTTATGCAGCAGGTTTTGCAAGAATTAATAACGATACAGAAGTATTCTTAAATGGTAATTGTACTGGTGGTACGGGCGGAGTTTGTTACGAATGTAACGATTTCATTTCTGGATCTTATGCTGGTAATGATTATCACATTTATGAAAATTATCCTATCTGTAACGATTTAGGAACTGGAACAATTCAATTTAACTGGTCTGCATTAGATAGACCAAATAGATTTAATCTTTATGACGGTACTGGATTAGTAGCAACATCCGGTTGGGTTGGTTATGCAAATTACCCAGGTCCTTGGGGACTTTCATTAAGTACACCAACTACTGGTACAATTGGTGCTCCTTATACTTCTGACATGTATTTGCAAGTAGAAGCAGGGCCAGCAAATCCGACTACACCAGTTTCAGATGCATGGCAAGGTACATTTATTTGTTCTAGTTCTTGCTTCCAGTATTTCAATAACCAACCTTATAACTGGGTAGGAGATTGGCAAGATTGTAACGGTACTTGGCATTATTCAGAAACGATAGTTTCTTACGGTTCAGTTTGCGCAGTATATAATACGCCATTTACATTATCAGGAACAGATCTAACACAATCGTTCTCGTGTACATAAAAAATAAAATATGCCTACAGTAGCAGTTAATATAAATTTAAGTTCAATAGGAACGGATGCTGGACCTTTTACAATTTCAGATAATGTATCTGGTGTATTAGCAACTGGTGTTCCGCGTACTTCTTTATTGGCTAATTACGTAGTGAATGCTGATTCTACTGCCACACAAATTACAGTAACTTCTACTGGTGTGTGTACAAGTACAATTACAATTCCTATTGATTTTCATCCATGTGGAAGTCCAACACCTCCACCACCTCCACCACCTCCGCCACCACCTCCACCACCTCCACCAGAGGATTGTAAAGAGAATGTGGTAATTAATGTGACTGATACTGGTTACATAAAGTACTATAATTGCGATACTGAAACTACAGAATATCAATTTATTTCAAGTCTAGGTAATGCGACTTTAACTAATTGTATAAACACTACTACACTTTTACCTGGATTTCCTTTGGCTGATGTTGCAAGTTTTACAGTTGTTAGCACAGGAGTTGCTTGTGGTACACCACCGCCAACACCTCCAACACCTCCACCACCAACACCGCCTCCAACCTATTATACAATAGAGTTGAGAATGAATGGTATGGTGGATAGAAATGGTGCATTTACATTATACCAATCACCGGATAATAGTACATGGACACAGGTTGTAGTTTTAACGACAACAGGTAATGAAGTAGCAATTCAAAACTTTAATGGGACACCTGGTTATTATTACTATTATGACGTGACAAAAACTTTAGGAGGATCTTGTTTTGCTAATGCTTATAACGCTCTTTTACCTGGTGACTTTAGTCCAGGACCAATCGAAGATGCATATTGCGGAAGTAACACAGTGACCTTCCCGTCATTCCAATTACCTGATCCTTATCAATATAGAAGTTACATCAGTTTTAATGGTACATTAGATAGTGGATGTTTATAAAAATAATTTAAAATAAAATGGCCGGAAAAGTTCAAATTAAAATAGACGTAGATTCAGAATCAGTAGAATTTGCAACCGACAGAACATTAACTTTGACTGAAAAGACTAAGTTATTAAAAAGAGAATTGCAAACCGTTCCTGAAGGTACTAAAGAATGGCACATTCTAAATAATACGTTTAATGATACTAAAGATGCTTTAGATCGTGTTAATACGAAGTCTAAAGATATTTTCGGTACATTCAGTTTATTGCCTGGACCTATTGGTCAGGTTAGTAATACCTTAGAACAAACTATCGATGCTTTTAAGATTTTTGGTAGTTTAAAAGTTACTGATATAAAAGCACAAATTGGTAATCTTTTACAAGATTTTAAAGGAATGGCTACGACTATTGGTAATCTAACAGGTATTACAAAAGTCTATACTGTAGTTAATAATTTTCTTTCTAAATCATTTATTGCTGTTGGAGTAGGAGAACAAGCAGCTGCAGCTGGAGCTAGAGCTTTTTCTGCTGCATTAGTTGCAACCGGAATTGGTGCAATAGTTGTTGGTCTTGGTTATTTGATTTCAGCATTGATGGAATATACTAGCAACACTGAAGACGCAACAACTGCAACAGATAGACTAACTGAATCATTTGAAAGAAATAAAAAAGCTCAACAAGAAAGAACTAATGATATTCAAGCTGAAAATAGATTAAGAATTGCAACTTTAAAAAAACAAGGTGCAAGTGAAGAAGAAATTCTAAAAGCAAATATAGAAAATGCTAGAAAACTTTATAATCAATCTAGACTAGACGAAGTAAAAGCTGAAGAAAGAAAAAATTCTGCTATTAATAACCTTAAAATAATACAAGCAGATAAAAATAGAAAAGAGGAATTAGCAGCCGCACAAAAATTAAGAGACGATCAAGAAACTGCTTATAAGGATCAAGTAAGAAATACAAAAAATACTTTAGCTGATTTAAGAAACTCTCAAGCAGATTATGCAGATTTCCAATTAAATGCATCTAAAAAAGCTACAGATCTAGCAAATCAAAAAGCAGAAGCTCAAAGAACTAAAAATAAAGCGGCAAGAGATAAAGAATTAGATGAAATTAAAAAAGGTAACGAAGAAGCTTTACAAGAAACATTAAGTGAAAAAGAAAAAGAAGAACGTGTTGTTAACGAAAAATATGCAAGACTAATTGCTCTTGCTGAAAAGTACGGAATGGATACGACCCAACTTAAAAAGGGTCAAGCAGCAGCTCTTGCTAAAATTGCAGAAAAGTATAATAAAGAGGATCAAGATAGGGAAGAAAAAGCACAAGAAGAACGTCTTAAAAAGTTAGAACAATATCTAGACAAAGAGCAAAAATTAAGAGAAAGTAAAAGAAACTACCAGTCACAGAAAGCATTACAAGGTTTAGCTAAACAACTTTTTGATGGATTAATAACAGAACAAGAATATCAAGACAAATCATTAGCATCTAATTTAGCTTTTGCTAAGCAGAAACAGACTGATGACGAAACAACTTATAACACAAACAAGTTAGCATTAGATACTGCTCTTGCAAATAAAGCAATTTCGCAGAAACAGTATGACGAAAGTTCTTTAATAAATCAACAAACTTACGACCAACAAAAACTAGATAATGACGTTGCAGTAACAGATGCAAGTTTAGCAATAGATCAGAATGCTTTTGATCGTCAAAAAGCATTAGCACAAGCAAGTGTTGAAGTAGAGCAAGCAGCAGCAAAATCTAAAGCAGAAATTCAATTTGCTTATGCAGATGCTGTTGGAATGGTTGGTAGTTTGCTTACCCAATTTGCAGGTAAGAATAAAGGACTTGCTAAAGCAGGTGTTATTCTAGAGCAAGGTGCAAATATTGCTAAGATTTTAATTGGTGCTTCGGCTTCTATTGCACAACAAACTTCAGCAGCTTCTGCTCAGTCTATGCTTTTTCCTCCGTTAGCTCCATTGATTGCAGCTAACTTAGCAAGAAGTATTGTTACTACTAAAATTGGAGCAGCTATTGGGGTCGTAGGTGCTATTGCAGGTGCAGCAAAAGGAATTGCAGATATTGATTCTGCAGATACTGGGGGAGGAGGAAATAATGGTGGAGGAGCAAATCCTTCAGGAGCAATAGGAACTACATTTGCAAAAGGCGGTTTACTTAGAGGACCAAGACATTCTGAGGGAGGAATTAAAACTTCTTTTGGAGAACTAGAAGGTGGTGAGTATGTAATCAATAGACGATCCACAGCGTCATTCTTACCACTCTTAACGGCAATAAATTCTGCTGGTAATAGAAAATATCAAGACGGAGGAATGACGTTTAATATGGACACTGTACAAGCAATGATGTCAGCACAACAAACACCAATTGTTAAAACTTATGTGGTTGCTTCTGAAATGACTTCTCAACAAGAAGCAAATAAGAAGTTGATGGATTTGGCAAAAATCTAAAAAATATACTCACATATATAAATTCTAATATGGAAAATAAAAATAAAGAAAAGCGTGTTATAGAATTAGAAGTAATGGAGGAGCTAGAAGAATCTGGCGTTTCTGCTATTGCTTTAGTCGACAGTCCAGCTATCGAAAAGTATTTCGTTTACATGCGTAATCAAAAATTTGTAGAACCTTCTGCTGGTGAATCGGAATCTGATTTTATGAGCAGATGCGTTCCAGTTTTAATAGACGAAGGTAAAGATCAAGATCAAGCAGTTGCAGTATGCATTTCTATGTACGAACAAAAACACACTAAAGAAAAATTTGCTGATTATCCTTGGGACGAGTGCATTGCAGATCAATCAGCTAGAGGTTTAGACGAAGAATCTGCAAATAGACTTTGTGGATGGATTCGTGCTAATATGGCTTCTATGCAATTTGAATCTTATACAGACTATCCGGAATCTGCTACTGAAGCAGCCAAAAGAGCATTAGCATGGGCAGAAGAAAATGGTTGGGGTGATTGCGGTACACCAATCGGTAAAGCAAGAGCTAATCAGTTAGCAAATCGTGAACCTATTTCCGAAGAAACTATAGCACGTATGGCAAGTTTTGCTAGACATGCACAAAATGCAGATACACCTTACTCTGAAGGATGTGGTAAACTTATGTGGGATGCATGGGGTGGAACAGCAGGAATAGAATGGGCAAGTAACAAATTAGAAAGCATTCGGGAAAAAATGAGTTACGATACTTCTGGTTTACCTCCTTACGTAGAACAAACTCCTAAAAAGAAAAAACTAGCAAAGTTTAATGAGTATGGATGTCCAGAATCTACAGTAGATATAGAACTAAATCTTGCTAATCGTCAAGATGCAATAGATCAAGCAAATTATGGACCGTTAAATCCAGGCGAATCTAACGAAGAATATTGGCAAGCAAAAGCAGATAAATTTAACACTACAGTTAAAGATGCTAAAAGTGCAACTTGCGGTAACTGTGGATTTTTTGTTCGCACTAAATCTATGCTTGCTTGTATTGCTGCAGGAGTTGGTGAGGAAGCCCTCGCAGATCCTTACGATGCAATTGCAGCTGGTGAATTAGGTTATTGCGAAGCATTTGATTTTAAATGTGCAGCAGCAAGAACTTGTGATGCTTGGATAGCAGGCGGACCAATATTAGAAGAAGAAGAATTTTTAGAACCTAATCCATGTTGGGAAGGATACGAAGCGTATGGTTTAAAAGACGATGGAACTCCAAACTGTATTCCTGTTAAATCTAAAGAAACTAAACTTGCTTTTGCAGTTGAAAAAGAACAACAGATATTAGTAGGACCAGCAATGGTACCAGATATGGAGATTCTTAGAAGAGACGAAGAGACTGGAGAAGTATATTATGTTAAATTTTCTAAAGAAACAATTGCAAAAATTCAAGAAAAGTTTATGCGTGAAACACGTCTTGGATCTACTAATTTGGATCATAACGATAATGTTCACGGCGGCAGTTTTGTCTTTGAATCTTGGTTGGTAGAAGACAAAAACGATAAAGCCAATTCTGTATACAAACTAGGTGTACCGGTTGGAACTTGGATGGTTAAAATGAAAGTAACAGATCCTAAAGTTTGGGAGATGGTTAAACAAGGCAAATACCAAGGATTTTCTATAGAAGGTAATTTTATAGATAAAGTGGATTACGAACAAATTAAAAGTGAAAAAGACTTAGTAGAATCTATTATGTCAATTTTACAATCATAAAATCGGATTAGGAAATGTCACATTCTAAAAAGACATATTCATAGGCGTAAATCAAAATAAAATAATCTCATGAATTACAAAAACAAACTTAATCAAATCCGTGTCGTTCTTGGGTTGCAAGTTAAGTTGGCCACAGCAAAGTTAAAGGATGGCACTGTAGTTGAGGCGGAAGAATTTGTACCAGGTGCTGCACTAGTAGTAGTAGCAGAAGACGGTAGCAAATCTCCAGCTCCAGCAGGTGAACACACTTTAGAGGATGGATCAGTAGTCTTAGTTGACGAATCTGGTGCTATCGTGTCTTTGAAGCCACTTGAAGCAGCAGAAGACGTAGAAGAGGTAGTTGAAGAAAAAGAAGCTGAGAAAGTAAAAATGGAAGAAGAAGGTCCGATGGACGGATCTGAGCCAGAATCACCAGTAGCAGATGCAGTTAAGGAAGCAATTTCCGAAAAGATTGAAGAAGCTATGAAAAAGGTAATGATGGCAATGGAACCATTAGTAACTGATATAGCAGAAATGAAATCTAAAATGGCTAAAATGGAAGAGTCTTATGCAAAATTTGCTAAGGCACCAGCAGCTGGCAAGATTACAACTATTAACGATTCTAAAATGGAATTCAATCAATCTACAGATATTGTAGATAGATTCAAAGAGCTTAAAAATTCTTTATAAAAAAACAATAAAATTATACAACTATGTCATTTAACGTAGCAGGTTTAACCCCGTATACCGATCAGCTTTCAACAGACTTGATCATCCGCGCGGTATTGAAACCACAATCTGTACAAAATTTAACAGTTAGACCAAACCTAACTGCAGGAACTACAGCAATCAACATCTTAGGTGCTGGTGTAGCTGTGCAAGATTATTCTTGCGGATTTGCCGGTGCAACTGGTAATACCACAATCTTCACACAACAAGATTTAGTAGTTGCTACTAAGCAATTAAAAGAAGTAATGTGTGTGGAAACACTTAGAGAATACTGGATTTCTTCTGTAATGAGCGCTTCTGCTTATGCAAACGAAACACCAGTTTTCGAACAACAAATCGCTGATTTGAAAGTTAGAGAAATTAACAAGTACATCGAGCAAACAATCTGGGCTGGTGATGGTGTTTCTCTAGACGGTCTTATCGACCAAACTTCAGTAGGTTCTGGCGCTATCTCTGGCGTTTCTGCAGCTTCTGATTTCACATCTGCTTCTACAGCTTACGCTGGTTTCTTCAAACTAGTAGATAAATTAGCTGACGAAAACCCAGCAGTTTTACAAGAAGATGACCTAATTTGCTATGTGTCTTATGCTACTTACTCTAAGTTAGTACAAGCTTTACAAGCTAAAGGTAACTCAATCTTGTTACAATACCCTAACATCAGCAACGTATCTGGATCTCCAGAAAACAGCTTTATCTTCCCAGGCACAAACATTAAGGTGTTTGCAGCTCCAGGAATCGTAGATCTAGGTTCTCCAGCAGTTCCAACTGTAATCTTAGGCCCTAAGAAATACGCGTTTTTTGGTACCGGATTAAATAATGACCAAGATAAATTTAAGTTCTACTACGATCCAAGTCAAGATGATATTAAATTCTTGGCAGCTTGGAGAATGGGAACTGCAGCAATTGCTAACCAGTTCATCTCAACAGTAGCTTAATCTACTTAACAATAAAAGAGTGTGATCATTAGGTCACACTCTTATTAAAAAATAATAACAACAACCATGGCATGTAATTTAACATACGGTATTCCTTTAGACTGCATCGATAGTATCGGTGGTGTTAGTGGTAGCGTTTACATTGGTTCTGATGTTAATTTTGGTACTCTAACCGTTTCTTCTGCAACTGGTAGTCAGTCTTTGATTACTGCTGCAACTGGAGGAACAGGTACAATGTATGAATTCGAAATCGCTAAAAACGTAGGTTCATTCACAGAGACTTTTAATATCTCCAACGAAAACGGAACAGCTTTCTTCGAGCAAGCGTTCTCACTAAATCTTCAGAAAATGGAAGCTTCTAAAAGAAATGAAATTCTTTTAATAGCACGTAACAGAAATCTAAAAGTTATTTTTGAAGATAACAACGGAAAATATTGGTTAATGGGTCTTACAAGAGGTGCAGTAGTTTCTGCAGGTACTTCTGTAACTGGAACAGCAGTTGGTGATCTTAACGGATACACACTAACGCTTACCGCTCAAGAACCAGCAATGGCTTATGAAGTAGCTTCTACACCACAAACAACATTTGCAGGTGACGTTACTTTCGTAGCAGCAACTTAATTTTCTGCGAGGGCACCCTCCGCATAAATGTACAAAACGTCTAGGCGCTTAGATAGTTTTTCAAGGTCAGATTATTCTGGCCTTTTTTTATGTCAGTTTTCAATGAATACATACTCATGTATATTAACAGATAACTATGGCAGGAACACTAAAGCTAGGAGCAACAGGAGGTCAAATACTTTTTTCTACAAGTGGCACATCTGGACTTGCAACTCCTGCAACTGGATATGGATCTCTTTATTATGGAACTGATAAACAATTACGTTTAAAGGATGATACTGGTGCTATTACTATAATAGGAGAAAACGCAGGAACTTCGGGTAGTTCGGGATCGTCTGGTAGTTCTGGATCGTCTGGTAGTTCTGGATCGTCCGGAGCTAATGGCAGTTCTGGATCGTCTGGCAGTTCTGGATCGTCTGGCAGTTCTGGATCATCTGGTATTAATGGTATAGGATTAACTTACGGAAATGGAACTAGTACACCAGTTAATAGTGTTGCAGGATCTATAACAGCAACAGCTTTAGCATCTAATACAACTGGAGATTTTAATACTGCTATAGGCGAAGGTGCTTTACAGAAAAAGACTTTAGGCAATAATCATATAGCAATTGGTTATAGAGCAGCTTATAATATAGTACAAGGAACAACAGGTTCTATTGCTATTGGATCTCAAGCTTTATATTCTTATCAAGCAACACCTCCAGAAAGTACAAATTATGGAAATGGAATAGCAATAGGAACCCAGGCACTATATAGTAATTACCAAGGGGTAAATAATATAGCAATAGGAGATGAAGCTTTATATTCAAATGTTAATGGTAATAACAGTATAGCTATTGGCCACGATTCATTATCTAATTGGAATCAGTCTTTTTTAGGCAATAATGCTAATAATATAGCTATAGGAATTAGAGCTGGTCAAAATTTAACAGGCGGTATTAATAATATTTTTATTGGTTATGAAACAGGTAAAGATATTACTTTAGGTTCTAATAACGTGCTTTTAGGTCCAATAGGAGGATTAGGAGAACCTAATATGACCGGAACTATTTTTATAAGAAACGGAAACGGTAGTACAGAATTAAGGATAGATCCAGGTAGCGTAGTATCAGGTGCTGCTACAAACACTTTTAGACTTCCTATAACTATAGGAGGAACACAATATTACCTTTTATTAGGAACTTAAAAAATAAACTATGTCAGGTTCTATTCAATTAGGAACAACGGGAGGTCAAACTTTATTTAGTACGTCTGGAATTGGAGGTAATGGAACACCTGCAACTGGTTATGGTGCTTTATATTATGGAAGCAATAAACAATTAAGACTAATTGATGATCAAGGAGTTATTACAGATTTTATAGGATCTGATGGAAATAGTGGATCTAGTGGTAATAGTGGAACAAGCGGATCTAGTAGATTTAGTGGAACTAACGGAATAGCAGGAACAAGCGGAAATAGTGGATCAAGTGGTAGTAGTGGAAGTAGTGGATCTAGTGGAGAAGATAGTCTTTATTGGAGTCACGGAGGAGGAAATATTACTAGTAATACTGCTGCAGCTCCTGCAGGTGGAGTAGCTTTATTTTTAAATACAACAGGATCAAACAATGTAGCATTAGGAGATCAAACATTAAGTGACAACACAACGGGATCTAATAATGTAGCAATAGGAAAAGAAGCACTAAGAGATCTTAATAGAAATAGAAATATAGGAATTGGATATCAAACAGCCCCTACGGGATCTAATCCTAATTTCCCTAATATTGCTATAGGAAATTTTGCTAACTTTAATACTCTTTCAGGAACTGGTTATTCAACTAATAATATAGCAATAGGTAACGAATCATTATATGGAAGTGCAACCGGAGCAGGCAGTGATAATATAGCAATAGGTAACGAATCATTAAGATTTAATGGACCAGTAGGATTAGCTGGTGAAGCAACTCAAAACATTGCTATAGGACACAGAGCATTATATACTAGTACAGGAGGGGGAAGTAATATTGCTATAGGAACTCAAGCTGGACAGAGTCTTACTACTGGAAAAGGAAATATATTTATAGGTAGATTAGTAGATCCAATTACAAGTGGTTCTAATAATATTTTTATAGGAGGTTCTTCTGGTGCGACAGGTGGAATGACAGGAGCTTTAATGTTAAGAAATGGACTTACAGGTGGTACTTGTATTCCTATTCATAGTTCTTTTATACAAGGTCCTTCAACCTATACTTCAAACAGATATCTTCCGTTTACTATAGGTGGTACCACATACAAATTATTACTTAGTACATAATGATAAATTTAAACGTAGGAGTTAACGAGTTTGTAATTTATGCCGATACAATCACATCGGATGTACAAACTTTTGGGGATGAATTTTTAATTGGATTTAAGAGTTTATATACAAATCATTGGACTTATGTAAGACCTGAAGTCATTAAAAGAAATTCCCGTTTTGTTCAGTTTGAAATCACAGTAGTACAAAAAGGAACTGCAGACGATCCTTTAAATTCTGTCATAATGGTCTTCCCTCCTGGGAATTTTTCTTATAAAGTTTGGAACCTAGAAGATCCTTCTTTAGATCCTTCTACAGGTATAAAGATTGATGAGGGCCAAATGATAATGGCGAATTATACGCCTCCTGAAATAAACGAAGTAGTCTACATTTCTGATAATGAGACTTTTAAAAATATAATATATTATTCTGGTGTTACAGATAATTGTACTATCGATTATACAAACTCACCATACTTAATAGAAATTCCAACAACTAATACATGTCAGCCATTAGTTATAACAGAAAGTGGTTACTTGTTAATAGAAGAAGGAATACAATTTACATTAAATTAATTATAAGCAATGAGCGGAAAATTAAAAATACAAGGAGAAGGTGAAATTATCTTCGGCCAAAACAACACAGATCCAGCACCACCGGAATTCGGTTATGTGAGTTTGTATTCCAAAGATGGAGTGCTAAAAGCACAAAACGACGAAGGTGAAATTGTAGTTTTCGGTTCATCTGGAACAGCAGGAACTTCAGGAAATTCTGGAAGTTCGGGTTCATCTGGTTCTTCGGGTTCATCTGGTTCTAGCGGAGCTAATGGATCTTCCGGTTCTAGCGGAGCTAATGGATCTTCAGGTTCTAGCGGAGTTAACGGATCTTCGGGTTCTAGTGGAAACAGCGGAAGCTCTGGATCTTCAGGTTCTAGCGGAAACAGTGGAAGTGCTGGGTCTTCGGGTTCTAGCGGAAACAGTGGAAGTTCTGGATCTTCGGGTTCTAGTGGAGCTAATGGATCTTCGGGTTCTAGTGGAGCTAATGGATCTTCAGGTTCTAGCGGGCAATCTGGATCTTCGGGTTCATCCGGAGAATCTGGATCTTCAGGTTCTAGCGGAGCTAATGGATCTTCAGGTTCATCCGGGGAATCTGGATCTTCGGGTTCGAGTGGAAGTAGCGGACAAAGTGGAGCAGCAGGTAGCAGCGGCACATCCGGAACTAACGGCGCAGATGGAAGCTCGGGTTCTTCAGGTTCTTCAGGTGTTAGTTCAACTATTAATAACAACGTTTCTGGTTATGTAATTACAGGATCTGGAACATCAGGTGTTGTTAATGGACAAGCCAACTTTACTTATGACGGACAAATCATTACTGTTAATGGTGTTGAAATAGGTAAGCAAAATAACGTTTATCGTACCACAGCAGTTGGTGCTTCGTCTTTGACTTCTGCAAGTTTATCAGGACAAGAAAATACAGCAGTTGGTGAATTAGCTTTAAGTGGTTTAACAACTGGTGGTTATAATACAGCAGTTGGGGTTGGAACAGCTTATCAAGCAACATCAGCAACCAATAACGTTTTAATGGGTTGGTTAACCGGATCTGGAATAAGTTCAGGATCAAATAACGTAACTATAGGTGTAGATGCAGGTTCTTTAAATAACTATAGTACTTGTACGATTGTTGGATATAGAGCAGGTAGAGCAAACTCAGGAGGAACTATTACTGCCTTAGGGGCAAACGCATTAGCAGCAAACGCAACAGGAACAAATACTGGAGTTGGAAATGGTGCTGGTCAATCTCTTACTTCTGGTACTAATAACACAGTATTAGGAAATTCAGCTTTAAATCTTAACTCTACTGGATCAAATAACACTGCTATAGGACATCAAGCACTAAATTCTTATTTAGGAAATAATGGTTTTGCAATAGGATTTAATGCCTTATTTTCAAACACTGGTAATGGTAACTTTGCTATTGGTGCTTCTGCTGCTTATGCAAACACTACTGGAACTTCAAACTTTGCTATTGGTAACTCAGCATTAGCAGCTAACACTTTTGGTAATACTAACTACGCTATTGGTACTTCAACATTAACTGGTAACACTACAGGAAGTAATAACGTAGCACTGGGAAATTCAGCTTTATTTACTAATGCTACAGGTTCTCAGAACGTAGCTATTGGTAACTTATCAATGGTATCAGGAACTTTAGTTAACCAATCAGTTGGTGTTGGTCACCAAGCAGGATCTAGAATAGGAGGAACTGGTTCAGTAGCTATTGGATTCCAAGCACTGGGAGCAACTGCCGCACAGAATAATATTGTTGGTGGTGTTGCTATCGGTTATCAAGCAGTTTCCGCTAACGTGGGAACTCTCGGTTCTGGATTTACTGCACTTGGTTATCAGGCATTAAGATCAATGACCGGCGGTAACAACAATACTGCTTTAGGTTATTCAGCATTAACTACTAACACTACAGGTAGTAATAACACTGCAGTAGGTTATGCTGCAAGTAACAAAATTACAAACGGATCTGGTAATATTCAATTAGGTACTTATTCTTCTGCAACTGGAGGTATTACCACAGGAAATTACAACGTCATAATCGGCAACGAAGTAGATGAATTTTCTAATCCTACCACATTTAGTCCTACTGGTAGTAATCAGATTTATCTTGCAGACGGACAAGGTAATTTAAGATTTAGATTTGATGGTTCAGCAGCAGCACAAATTTACACACCATTTACACTGAAGCAAGACACTACAGCAAACATTAAAGCAATTGTGTCTCCAGTAGCAGGTATGATGATGTACTCAACAGACGATGCAGTACTTGCTTACTACAACGGAAGTACTTGGAGAAAAGTAAATGACGCAACCTTATAATAAAATAAATTAACATGTCAACAGGAAGATCAAACGTAGATATTACTCTCGATTCAGTTCATGCAATCAATGAGGCATTAGCAGATACTTCTGCTGATGCTATTTCAGAAAAGCGAGACACAGTTAAAAGAAACGTAGAGCATTTACAAATTGTAAAAAGCGGATCTTATATAGATCTATCTGAATTCTCTGCAGATGATCTTGCACAAATAGATGAAGCAATTTCTAAGGGTAATTCCTTCGTTTCTTCACTATAATACATACAGTATAAAACAAACTCATGGCAGAAATTACAACAATAGATAATAAACCAAAGGAAGAAAAAAGATTCTATCGTTTCGATAAAATAAACGATCCTGCTGTCCCAGCGGGCGTAGAATTTAGAGGTCCCAATAATTTATGGATTAATTATGGTATAGATAATTTGTATCCTCAGTTTATTATAGAGATGTGGAACAAGTCAGCAATCTTGCGTACAGGATTGCTAGCTAAAATTACAGCAGTAAAAGGTAATGGATTAGAAGCAGTAGAACCAGGCAACGAAGATTTACTAGAAAATGCAAATCCAGAAGAGTCATGGAATGATATCTGGGCAAAGGTAGTAATGGATTACGAGATCTTTGGTGGTTATGCCTTGAATGTTATTTGGAATAACGCTGGAACAGAAATAGCAGAAATCTACCACGTAGATTTTTCTAAAGTAAGATCTGGTTGTTTAGATAAAGATTCAGACCGTGTAGAATACTATTGGGTAAGTTCAGATTGGGGTCGTTACAAGAAACCAGAATGGAAGCCAAGAGCGTATCACAAATACAATCCAAGTCTTGCTACTGAATTCCCATCACAAATACTTTACTACTTTGATCATAATCCTGGTCAGATCTATTATGGTCTACCAGATTGGATCGCAGGTGGTACAGACGTAATGTCAGACGTTGAAATAAGTTCTTATCATTGTTCACATCTTAAGCAAGGTCTTACACCAAGCATGATTATAAACATGAATAATGGCGACCCAGGACCAATTGAACGTCAACAAATCTTTGAAGAGATTGCATCCAGTTTTTCTGGAACGGAAAATGCAGGTAAGTTTTTCTTAAGCTTTAACCAAAGCAAAGACACACAAACAGAAGTACAATCTATTATGCCTGTTGGAGATGATTACTATATTAATCTGGAAGCACGTATTTCTTCTCGTGTACTTTCTGCATTGCGTATTACTAATCCTAAAATCTGTGGTTTATACCTAGATAACGGAGGTGGAATTAAGAACTCTACTAAGGACGAAATGATTATTGACTACGAGTTATTTAAACAACAAGTTGTAATCCCAGACGAAAAGCTTCTGCTTAAGACAATGAATAGGGTCTTTAATAAAATGGGCGGAGTAGGTAAACTGAAAGTGGTTCCTATTTCTTTATTCCCAGATAATCCTTCAGCAGATCCTACATCAGCGCCAGAAGTTGTAGACAATAAAACAAATGTACCAGAAGCGGTAACGCAAATGGCTTAAAATAAATACACACATGGCAGTAAACGAAGTCTTATTGGTATCGGAAGAAAAGCTTAAAGCTTTTACAACTGTGAACGAAAACGTTAGTCCACAATTGTTAATTCCTTACATCTTAAATGCACAAAATACTTATTTAGTTAATCTAATCGGAAGTACTTTTTTAAAAGATCTTTACTTGCAGGTTAGAACTAATTCAGTCACTCCAGCCAATCGTTTTATTCTAGACGAATATATTGGGCAAGTAGTACTCCAATATGGATTAATGATGGCTTTGCCATTCTTGAAGTATAAGATTTTAAACAAATCTATTCTAAGTCCTAAGAGTGAGACAGCAGATTCTATTGATATAGACGAACTAAAGTATTTAGTTGCCCAAGTAAAAAACACGGCTGAGCAATATGCTATGTTGTTACAACGTTATATAGTTTACCATTCTAACGAATATCCATTATTTAACAGTGCAAATATTCTTGATGGTGTAATGCCTGATTTAGGAAATGTTTTCACTGCTCCTCTTGTAACAAGTCATTATCCATACGCATGGAAAAAACGTCTAGCACAAACAGCAAACCGTGGAGGTTATGGTTTTGCTTTAGGTAGCAATCCAACTGGTACGGAAGGCAATGCACTTTGCGACTTTCCATGGTGGTTATGGGGATATTAATATTTAAACAATGGCAAAGAAAGATCTTAAACCTGTAAAGTTGTCTAAGAGTTATACTAAGACAGAGGAGAATAGTAAGAAGCTGAAAAAGTACTTACTAGAGAAGAAACAAAGCACTGCCAATTAGATATAATATACGTATCTGCTTCCAGCCACCTCACCCGTGGCTTTCACATATATTCTTTTTATATTAGTCCTAGGGTTTACACTCTGGGACTTTTTTTTGGAACTTTACTGGACCAGTGATATATAATGGACAAAAGAATTATCTATTATGAAAACAGAAATCTGGAAAGATGTTAAGGATTACGAAGGTCTTTACCAAATCTCCACCTTTGGCCGTTTAAAATCCTTTGTGGTCGATAAAGTGGATGGGCGTATAATGAGATCTAAAATGAATAAAACAGGTTATCTCTGTTACCAACTAAAAGATCGCAGACAAGTTTTAGCCCATCGTTTAGTAGGAATGGCATTTATTCCTAATCCCAATAACTATAGTGATATAGACCATATCGACAATTCGGACAAGGCTAATAACAATGTAGAGAATTTGCAATGGGCTACGCGTCGGTATAATGTACGTAAGGACCAAAGCGATTCTATTCTTTGTCGGCACGAAACAGGCCGAGAAATTATAGCCAGTGGAACTAGAGATGCAGCTAAGAAAACTTCTTGTTGGAGAAACTCTGTAGTGCATGCTTTAAAGTATAAGATTAAAACCAGAACAGGATGGTCTTATTCAGTAATAAAAAAATCTAACTCTTAATTATGGAACAGT